AATGTTCGTGGCCTTTTAGTTGTAGTGAAAATACGGGGGTAATAAATAAAGAATGTAAATTAATCAGAGTTGTCCTTTCGTGACCTCCATAAAACTTGCTATAATGTGCACCTGATTGGCAGCATTGGCTTGAACTTTAAGAACATCACTTTCTTGCAGAACTAAAGGTTGTGTCAATAATTCTGTTGTTGTATTTGTAGCAACACTTTTTGCTTTAAATAATTCAAAGGTTGCAGAAGCTCGGACAACTTCAACATCAACTAAAGTTGTTGAACCAGAGTCGTTACAAATTAAAAGAGATTTTACTACATCCGTAGTAGGCATAACTGGTGGCGTTGCACCAGCATTAGCCGTTGGAACTGTTAAAACAGTTGTTAAATCTGTTGTGGTAATATCTACCATTGCACTTTTAAAAGTATTAGCCAAGGAAAAAAGCCTCCGACTGTGATTCTTCTTTTAAATCTTGTTGATAGTTTGTGTTAAGTAAAAGAATAATTTGATCTAGTAATTGCACCATTTGATCAAACTGATTAGGACTATATTCTGGTGTAGCATTTGGTAGTCGTGTAATTGTTATTTTAGACATTATCTTCTTCCATCTGGTCTGAGTTGTAACTTGGTAGATCCAAGTCTCCAAGCTGTGTCATCAACTGTGTTAGTTTCATATTTAATTTTAACCGCTCTACCTCTACCTCTTACATCAATTTTTTCTGTTGTGCTAGAAATAGAACCTGTTGTAGTTACATTAGCTGCGGATTGTGGATACTGCTCTAATGTTAAAGTGGCAGTCATTGTATTAGCAAGATTATCAAAATCTGGAACTAATCTACTAACCGACATAAGCTCATCACCATCAGCAATCTCAACAGAACCTGATGTTAAGAAAGCAGATAAAGCTGTGCCATCTGCTTGATTATTGCCTGACTCATGTTCGTAAATATAAGAAGCACCTGCTGTTAAACCTAGTATGGTTGATGCATTTGCTGTTAAACTTGCACTATATTCTGTAGCAATTGGCTGTTCATATACATAAGCCCCAAGCCATGTTGTTCTACCTAAATTTAATGTGTACCAAGTGTTTTCTAAATAATTGTAAGCAACTCCTCTATCTATTGCTGTAGCACTTGCTGAAGGATAGTACCAAATAATTTCATTAAAAGCCGTATTAATACCACAAGCAATATCATTTCTATTTGTATAACTAAGATCATCAAATACATAATCTTGTACAGAACATGGCATTTTTTTGACAACACCATCGTACATGTAAAAAGAATTATCAGACATCCAATATGCTCTGCCATTAACTTCAATAGCAGCGTGTTGTGCTATTAATCCACAGTTAGCGCCAAGTTGTCTAAGACCAAAAGTAAAAGGTGTACCAACAAACTGAACACCATGAAGTGATGTATCTGTCCAAACTAATATTTGTCCTGATGATTTAACAGCGCCCACTATTCTAGAACCATCGGATATACGAAGTGAACCAGCTTCATTTGTTGAAACTGGTGTATAGTCTGTAGCATCTTCTCGATCAGAAAATCTAAATAATAAATCATCTTGAGAAGCAGGTGTACCAATAGTAGTTTCTGTGCCAAAAATCATTAAGTGTCTTGTATCGGTAGATACTAAACTAAATCTAGAAGCAGTAGGAGCATTAGACAAAGCTGTTGCTCTGGCATCTATTGCTCCAGAAATATCTTTTATATATGTGCTACCATTTAAAACCGTAGCAATTAAATCCTCACCAAAATTATCTAAAGACCAACTACGTGCAAATACGGTAACGTCTGAAGAAGATCTTGGTTCGTCCCATGTACTAGCACTCCAAGTATCTGTGCCCCATCCATATCCATAAGTTGAAGCAGTTTCACCAATATTAATTTGATAATTAGCATTACCTGATCCACCGCCACCAGAGGTAGATCCAGAAGCTGCGCTAGTATGTGTAACTTTATAAGTATTAGCATCAACATAAGTTGTAATTTCAAACTCGTTATTCATATCTAAACCATTTATTGCAGAGAAAGAATCAAAAGTAACAAAATCTCCTTCAATAGCTCCGTGACTTGCGTCAGTTACTGTGACTGTTGTTGTACCATTTGTTGTAAAAGGATTTGTTAATGCTGCTGTTTCTCTAATAGGTGTAATGTCATAAATCTTACTACCAGAGAATAAATATAATTTTCTATCAGTGCCTAAAGCAAGGTACCTGGTTCCGTCTAAACCAATCCAGCTATGCGTATCACGGACCACGCCCACGACAGTTTTATTTGGATCTGGTAAATATGTCCAACCTTTCCATCTTTCAGGCTTTCCGTAGTGAAATCGTACAAGATTAGAATCAACATATTTACGTTGATCTCCAGCAGAATAAGCGGTATCTTGTTTGTCAATGCCTGGTTGGAACTTTAAATCAACTAATTTCATGTCGGAGTATACTAAATTATTTATTAAAACTGTGCAATAATTGATATTCTTGGAATAGAGTCTTTTGAGTTAAATAGTAAGGGAGAATGCCACATACCTGATCTAAACAAAACTCCTCTATTTTTTTGAAATCCTATATGAGTATTTAACTCATGATTATCACCATTTTTTACGTAAAACCCTGTTCCTTTATTAATATTGGTGTGTCCATCTATGTACAAAATTAACTGATTTTTATATTTTTCTTCTAATGATACATCCACATGAGGAAATGGATCTACCTTTGTTGCCATAGTAAAAGACAAAAGATTAAATTTTTTAATAGGAAATACAGTTTTATTTTTTATATTTTTCTTAATGTTTTGAGCAATAAAACCTTCTAGCTCAATACCTTTACTGTACCACACATGTTGATTTTTAAGATCTTCTGATGCGTAACTATGATCCATACCATCCCACGTAATGTTAGGAATTTCATTTATTATTTTTAAAAAAACATCATGAGAAAGAAAGTCATCAATAACATGTAAGTTAAAAGTTTCTGATTTCATTAAAGAGTATTGTTGAAAGTGCATTGAAATGCAATGGATATTCTCATGACAGGACATACTCTAGACACAGCAACCCCTCGATGAGGAAGGTATGATGGAAAAACAGCAGCTCTGTTAGGGAATGGAATAACTCCTGATGTTACTCTTTTTAACGCCTCATCAAATATAATCATTTCTCCACCCCAAGCTATATTCCATGTTGAATGTAAAAAGTGAACAATAGTTATATCTTTTGAAAAAACTGAAGTGTCATCTTGATGCCATGCTTGATCATACAAAGGCGGTCCGCAATTTATATGAATTCTTTTAAGTGTGTTTTTAAAATTATCTTCTACTTTTACCTTACTATTAATAGCACTCCAAAGATTATAAATAATATTCGCTTTATTAAACTCACCTTTTTTTATTAAAGAATTAATTTCTTTAGTGTAGTCACTAGCCCCAAAACCAAGATTAGTGTCTTCTTCAAAAGAATTATTATTAAATTGCCAAATTCCTTTACTGCATTCTTGAGATGCTAATGTAAAAATTTCTTCAGGTGCCGCGTTATCAATTACTTTAAGAATAGTCATTTTGATTTAAACTGTGTTCCTACGTTACCTTTAAATGAGTAATTACCATAATGAGTCATACCACTTGCAATATCAGCATATATTTTACCACCTATTTTCTGCCACAAACGACAAAATGCGTAATCTTCTGATAAATATCGTTTAGTTTCTGGCTCTATCATCGTGTCAAAAAAAGTATAATTCCACTTAGATGTGTCATGATAATTAAAGGTTTTGTCATGTGGAGCACCGATGTGTTGATCTGGTATAAATTTTAACTCAGGATAAGCTAAAGCCATTTTTTTAAAAACGTTTCTTTTTATTAACATAAAACCTGTGGCGCCGTCTAATACTTCAATAAAACCTTTTTTAGATAAAACTTTATTAGGGTCTTTAACATTTAAATTGTACTGCAATGAAGCTGCATGTAATTCATCTTCTGATATGTTTGGATTTTCTCGTGCTCTACTCTTAACTTTTCCCCAGTCAATTGTTTTACGAGGATACACACCTGTCACTACATCCTCATCTAAATCTAACATACGAAATACTGATTCAGGATTAAAAGCAATGTCAGCATCAATAAATAAAAGATGAGTGTATTGTAATTCATCCATGAACAATTGCACTAACGTATTACGAGCTCTTGTAATTAATGACTCATTACCAATTGTGCCAAATTGTAATTCTATTTTTTTACTAGCTGCTAACGCTGTCAGTTGTAAAACGCTTTTAAAATAATCAGCAGTAATCATACCTCCATAACAGGGAGTGCCTATAAAAATTTTAGTCAAAAGATTTACCTCCAAAAAAACCAACGGATGCTATAATTCTAGGAGTTGATGATATTGATTTGTGTCTAATTCCTTTAGGTATGTGAAGAAAATCTCCGTGTTCTAAAATGTAATCTTTGTTAGTATCTGTTATTCGATAAATAGTTTTACCATGCATACCAATTAAAAAAACGTCTTCTGTATCTACATGTGACATTCCTGTGTTTGTGACAAAAGAAAAAAATAAATCAACTCCATCTCTTGTTTCAGGAGTGTACTTAAAAATTTTATACAGAAAATCTAAAAAAACAAAAAAATCAGCGTTGGTTTTATGAACGTCTTTAACTTGCCAAGTAGCGTTAAAATTTACTAAATTACTTTTATTAACAACCGTTAGAGAATAATCATCAATTAAACTTGCAAGAATATCAAAATTATAATTGTTTAAATTTTGAGTAAATTTTTTTACATAAGTAATTTTTTTGTTTTTAATTCTTTTTACATCTTTATTATTTAACAGCATAATCCACCTTTAAATATTCTATTTTTTTTACCCAATCTTTAGGTATAGCTATAGCACCCCCACCTGTAATGTCATCTTTATCTTTACTATAAGATCTCATAATAACTGTCCTGTGATCATTATTAGTAACCATCCATCCTACTTCTTGGCACACGGCCAACGGGGCATTAAGAACTTCTTTTATATCTAGCCAACCTGTTTCTGTATCACGGGCATCGAGCCACGTCACACGGACCATTGGAACTTTGTTAATATCAATCATATATTTTTATGTTAAAACTCATGCTTATTCTTATTTTATCAGACAAATTTTTAGTAACATAATGCATGCAGTTAGAGTCAAACAAAACAATTTTGTTATTTTTAGGAACCACTATTACTTTTTCTTTACTGGAAAGATAGGAAGATATTTTACAATGTTGATTAAAATTAAATGAATCTAAAATTAAATCTCCACAATTTTCATGAGTATCTAAATAAAACACCCCTGCTAAATTACCTTGATGTTTATGAGGCCAATTAATATCACCTTTGTAATTAATATTAGCCCACAAAGAAGAAATTTCTACTTTACCAAAATTAAAATTTTTTAAATTTTTACAAAAAACAAAAGCTTTTTCTGTTATTTTTTTAGTTAATTTTTCAAAAGGTCCTGAATGTGGAAGAACATTAGATTGCCACCCAAATTCAGAATTAGAAACAGTATTTCCATCTACATTTCCTCTTCTCATTAATTCTATAGATGCTTTTAATTGAGATAAATATTCTTCAGTAAAATTTAAATATGATTCTGCATAAATATGACTCATAAAAATTTCTTTTGGTTTCATATTTGTTTACTAATAAAATTTACCATTTTGCGTCATGTTCCTTATAAAAAATATTAAGAGTATATCTGTTAGAACTGTCTCCAAAAGATTGCAAATCTGAATGTGGAATTTTCATACCATTAAAAAATAATGCTCTATTTTCTACAAAACCTATATGTGAAGACAATTTATTATCGTGCATAAACCCTGTACCATTATTAAGAAGAGATTCTCCCTTTACAAATAAAAGAAAGTTAGCAACATTACCTTTATCATCATCAGTATGAAACAAAGGTTCTTTGTTATTTTCTCGTAAATGTGCACTCACGGATATTGGTTCAAGATTTCTATGTGGAAAAAAATATTGTTTAATTAATTTAAGCAATGGATCATTATGAAAACTTTGAGGAAAAGTATATCTATGACCATAAAGTTGACCTTCTGGGTTTTTTACTCCACTATAATTTACTTTTTGAAATGTTTCTTGAAGTGACTCCAACGTATCTTTATCTAAAAAATCATCAACATACATAACAAACTTTGTTTTTTTATTATGTCGCATTAATTATCTAATAACTGTGGTTCTTCTTTTTTAATCAAATGTAAGTTAAAAGATACCGATCTTCTCTCTTCATTTGGTGTTCTAAATGGATATACGCCGTGTGCTAACCAATTTGGAAACAAAAATATATCACCAACTTTCGGTGACTCTTGATGTTTGTGTCCACTGAATGTTGCCGCTTGACCATTAAACCAAGTAATATCACCTACAGTTGGGTAATGATCTTCTCTTGCGTATTCTTCTGGTAAACTTTTTGGTACACGTAAATAACACACACCAGATAATTGACCTTCGTGTATATGAAAAGGATTGAAGTCTCCCGCCCACTGGCTCACGGCCCACATAGATTCAATAACCATCTTACCAACAAACTCTGGTTTAATTGTTTCACTAGCTGGTGGTATAGAAATATAATTCTTAACCATCTCACCCATTAATTGTACCATTGGTAAAAATTCTTCTGTGTTCATCCAGTCTTGTGGGAAACGAACTTCTTGTTTAACATTACCTGCTAAATTACCTGAATGATCAAACTCTTTAGATAACTTCTTGTCAGTTAACATCTCTGTTGCTTTATCATCAAGCATTTTAGTAATGAAATCAGGCATTCTGCCTCTCATTATTGTAGGACCAAAGGGTCTAATAGTATCAAACTTTAAAACTTGTTTGGTTGATTGTTTCTTCTTTGCCATGCTTTTCCTTTCTACTTACAAATATCTATTGTCATATAGCAAATATTTGCCTATAAATATAGTATTAATTAGGCTCATCTTTCAAGGCCAGCCTCCTTGCCTTTATAACAATATCATGAATTGCCAAGGAGTACATGTTAAAGAAGATTTTTAGAAGAGTTCGTAAAGCAGCAAGAGACATAGGTAGTTTTGCTGAAGACAATCCACTAGCTGTTCTTGCGGCAGCAGGTATAGGTTTGGGTAGTGGAATTATGCCAGGCGGCAAACCTTTTGGATTAGAAACATTATTTAATACTGGTAGAAACATATTAGGTAATTTTGCTGGACCTGCCGTTGATGGTGTACCAGGAAAAATGATTGAGGGTAGAGGTTTATTAGGCGGAGCTCAAACTTTAGGTAAAAGTTTAATAGGAGAGGGTGGAATTAAAGATTTATTACCTTTTTTTAACGCTTTCTTAGCCAAAAAACAATATGAGCAAGAACGAGAAGATATTCTTAGAGAACAAGCAGAACAAAAAGAAAGATACGATTTTGTAACGAACAAATATGGTAGCCCAACAGGTGGTAGCCCTTTCGTTGATGATCGTTTTGAAACATATCAACCTTTTCAATATGACTCAGAGGGTAGAATAATTGAAAGTGCAGATGGCGGTATAGCTAAACTAAACATGGGCGGCGATCTTTTAAAAATGGGTGGCACAGGAGGAATGGGTGGAATGCCTTTTAATCCTAACAATAAAATATCAGGAATGATACCAGCTTTAGCAAAAGGTGGTGAATCAACAGGAGTTCCAGGTTTAACTGGCAATATGTCAAGCAATCAAATGATGAATAAAATAGAAGATAATCCAGGTATTACAGCTTTCTTTCCTCCAAGAATGGGAATGATAAGTGGACCTGGTGGACCAAAAGATGACAAAATTCCAGCAATGTTAAGTGATGGTGAGTTTGTATTTACAGCAAAAGCTGTAGACAATGCAGGTGGGCCAAAAGCAATGTATAATATAATGAACAGATTAGATCCAGAATCTTCAAAAGGTAGAGGTATAGTATAATGGCTGTTAATTATGGTTTTGCGCAACCTCCTGCATATATTGAAGAGTTTCAACGTAACCTTTTACAAGGTGCTTTTGATGCTACACAAAAACCATTTGCTGGTGGTATTCCAAAACAAGGAATTGTAGGTTTTCAACCATTACAACAAGGTGCCATAGCAGGAACAGCAGGATTATATGGTATAGATCCTACAACAGGTAAACCAACTGGTGCAGGCACGGCTTTTGATCCTTTCTTTAAAACAGCTCAAGATGCAGTTGGTGTCGGTATGCAAGGAATTGGTGCTGGTCAAACAACAGCAGCAAGGGGTATTCCTTCCTTACAAGCAGCTCAACAACAATTTGATCCGTCAACAAGTAATTATCAACAATTTTTCAACCAGTATCAAAGTAATGTAACTAAAGAAGCATTAAAACAAATGGATGAGCAAGCTGCAATGCAGCGAAATCAATTAGAAGATCAAGCTCAAAGAGTAGGTGCTTTCGGTGGCTCACGTCAAGCAGTACAAGAAGCAGAGCTAGATAAAAATTTACAAGATATTAAATCAAGAAGAATATTTCAAGATTTAGCACAAAACTTTGAACAAGCACAATCAAAAGCTATTGGAACTTCTGAGTCAGCAAGAGGCAGACAATTATCAGCAGCTCCTATATTTGGTCAACTTGGTCAAACACAAGCTAATCTTGGTCAGCAAACATCGCAACTTGGAGCACAGGTCGCGGGCCTCGGAGCACAGCAATTTGGTATGCAGCAACAAGGACTCGGATCATTATTTACTTTAGGGGGAGCACAACAAACTCAAGCACAACAACTTGAAAATGAGAAGTTTAGAATGGCTACAGAAGCTCAACAAGAACCACTTAAACGATTAGGATACTTCTCTGATATTATGCAAGGTTTACCTGGGTATCAAGCAACTGCTCAATACAAAACACCACCATTTACTAACCCATTATTGGGTGCTATTGGTGCAGGACTTGGAACATATGGTATATTAAATAATCAAGGTGGAGGCGGCGCCTTCGGCCTTGGAACAATTTAGGAGGATAGATGGTAACTAGACCAGACCAACAAGTAGGAACGGATGACATCTTCGATGAAACTGTTGATGAAGTTACGCCTGTAGGACAATATCCTAAAACTATTTCTAGTCAGTTTTTTCCTGACGAACCAAACATACTTCCTTTAGATGCAGCAAGTTATTTGTTACCTTTCTTACGTGATCCTAGTGATCCTAAATACAGGACACCTTCACTTACAGATGAACAAATAGATAAAATGTATGCGCCTACTGATTTTAGTGGTCAAAAAAAATTATCTCTAGCACAGTTTGGTTTTGGTTTAATGAGACCAACAGAGGGTGGTAGAATAGGTGCAGTGTTAGCTGACTCAGGTGCTCGACTTGCAGGTGATTTATCAAAAATAAAAATGGCTCAAGCTAATGAAGCTAAACAAAACAATGCAGCGAAAATAACTGCAAAACTGCAAAGGGATGCACAAAATATTTTAGAAGAAAAAGCAATTGATGAAGCTAACAGAGGCCTTCTTATGAATATTGCTAACATGAATTATGACGCTGTTTTAAGTCAAAACAAACAACAAATGCAACTTTACAATGAGGTGATGAAAGCATCACAAGGTAAATTTATGGAGTATCAATTAGATGGTATAAAACCAAAACGAGTACAAATCGCTTACACAGATGAGAATGGAGATGTAGGAACTCCGTTTGACGCGTTTGTTGTACAAAGTATTACAGAAGACGGAACAGGGCTCACGGCTCCACAATATTATAAACCAACAAATGAAGTGGGTACAGATGGTTATCCTATTATGAAACTTATAGAAAACCCTGCAGGTATTGTAGAAGTTCCTCTATCAATTACAGGTTCACCAAATGACTTTAAATCAGCAAAAGGTATGACAACGTTTAGAGATTTGTTAACAGGTCTACAAACAACAGACCGAGCATTATTAACACTTGATGAGTTGGAAAGATCTTTTCTTGAAAAACCTGGAAGAGCTGGTTTTATTGCAGGTATTAAAGGACGTTTTCAAACATACGCACAAATATTTAGTGATTTGTATAATGAGCAGTTTAATGAATTTTTTAGTGAAGATGATTTGGTACAGTTTAATAACCAAGAAAATTTAGTTTACGAAACTGGACAATATAAAGGTGAGAAAATGACAAAGTTTCAAAATTTATCTACTACTATAAATTTGTATTTACAGGATCCGCAAACACAAGCAGATATAGCAAGTGGTAAAATATCAGCTGAAGAAGTAGCTGCTTTGCAATCAGCAAATAATGTTTTTGATCAATTAGCAGCAACAGGTTTAGCACAAATGCGCGTTGAAGCAGCAACAAGTGGTGTCAATGCATTTGGAGAACAACGATTTGAAGGAACAAATGGTAGAAGTGCAGACCAAGAAAAAGAATTAATATTTAAAAAATTACGATTGTTTGATTCTGATTTACCAGCCAACCAAGTTAGAGCAAACTCAATTATCTATGCAATAGCAAGAGCACGTAAATCATCAGGTAGATTAAACTTAGATGATATTGAACGTGCAGCAAAAGATTTAAATATCTATGGTGATTCATCTGCAGATGTTATTGCAAAAATTGGAGTGCTTCGAACTCAATTAGAAAGAAGTAGGGAAGACGCTTTAGGAAACATACAAATCATGTACGGCACAGGCAAGGATAACTATTTTGATAGACTTATAGAACTAGGTTATGGCTCTTATGATAGGAATAGAACCTATGATTTCACAACAGATACTAAAGCTAAAGGTTATGTAAAACCTGGTGCACAAACATCAGGAGTTATTACTGGTGCTTTTGATTATTCAATAGGAGTTAACTAATGGCTAGCGTAATTTACGAATATGACATGAATCAACATGGAATTAATAAAAAAATTAAAATACAAGTCAGAGACATAGTTAATAATCAAACACCTGAGCAAGGTTTTCCAAGAGATCAATTAGAGGTTGATACGCTTAATCAAATTATTGCAGTTGAGTTACAAAAAAATCAATCAGGATTAATTAATGAAGCAGCAGCTTTAGGTGAAAGACGACAAAATTTAATTAACGATCCTATTAAAACTTTAATACAAGAACAAGCAACAAAAGCATATGACACGCCTGCTGGGCCTGGTATAAATATTGGCACTACAGCAGCAGAAATAACTAAAATGTTGCCAGGTGGTCAAGAACCTAATTTTTCTAAAATGGGTGAAGGTGTTATTAATACAGGAGCTGCTATCATAGCTGGTCCTGGTCAAGACGTTTTTGGAAGAGATTTAAGTCAACAAGATCCAAAACGATTACTAACAGATGTTGGAGTTATTGGAACAGATATGGCTCTAGCGGCTGGATTATTAAATGACTCATCAAGATTAAATCCTGTATACGGAAACACCACTACAAGAAATTTATTTTTTAATGCGCTACGTAGGAATCCTGCTTTAGGTTTTGCTACGATTGTAGGAACAAACGTTGCCGCGAAATACGGTGGTAATTTAATATATGATAAAATAAATGACATGACGCGTATTATAATGCAACTTCCTGATCCTGAAGCAGCGTACAAAAACAATGAACAAATACGTAACTTAATCGACGCAAGAGAAGAGTTATTGTGGTCTGGCGGTGCAATGGGATTACAACATGTATTCCCTCTTGTTAAAAGATTAATTGGTAAATCAATCGGTGTAAATAAAAACATGACAATTCAAGTCGGTGAAGTGATGGATGAAGCAGGGAACATGGTTCCTATTAATGCCAACATGTTAGAAATTGCTAAACGCTATGATATTCCAATGAACGTATTCTCTACATCTTCATCTGGTTTTGTAAAAGGTGCAGGTTCTGTAATTGGTTTATTTCCCTTTGTTGCTACAAAAGCAAGACAAGCACAAAATGCACAGCAAGTAGCGTTAGCAAAACAAATTAATAATGTTTTAAATGATCTGTCACCAATTGGTTTGTTTAAAGATGCTAATGTAGTTTCTAGTAAAAGTTTTAAAACAATGATTAATAAATTTACATCTACTAAAACAGCATTATATAACAGAGCCTTTAAAATTTCTGATAAAATAAATGATCAATTTATTCCAACAGCTAGAATAAAAGAGGTTGCTGAAAACTTAGAGCTCTTATATTACGGTGGTAAACGTGATAAATCAAAAACAAATTTACGATTAAATAATCCTGACTACAATAGACCACAAAGTGTTGATGAATTGTTACAAGGATTTACAGGAAAAACAGATGAGTTTGTTGATGCTCTTATAGACTTTCAATACTTAACTGACGATTTTATTACGGGAAGACAATTTAAAAGACTTCAAGCACAATTTAATGCTTTAAAAAGACAAGCAGCGGGAGATCCTAAACTTGGCACAGAATTAGGCGGAATTGATAATTTTACAGATGCTATGATTAAAACCTTAAATGATTTTGAAAACTTTAAACAATTTGATGATCCTGGCAAACAAGCTTTAGTAAATCAATTTAGTGGTGCTATGGGTATTGCTAATGATTTCTTTTTTAACAATGTAACTTATACTAAAGGTAGAACAGCACAAATACTTGCGTTATCTGATAAAAATATTGCGAAAGCTGTAGCAGATCAAGATCCAACACAACTTACAGGAGAGCAAGTATTAAAAATATTATTTAATGATGAAACTTTATACTCGCCGTCTGCTATAAAAGAAATGCAAACAGCTATGCCTCCAATAAAATTAGATGATGGTAGAGTGGTAGATCCTGTTAAGGCTGTAGCAAGATCTTATATTGATGATCAAATACGAGCTACTACAAAATATATAAGTGGTAATTTAAATGTTACAGGAGAAGCTGGACTTGGTGCAAGAGGCATGGGTTTCTTAACAGGTAAAGAACCTGTAAGTAAAGTATTAACAAAAAACTTTAATATTCCAATTATTGATGTAGCTGCTTTGAAAAAATCTTTTGGCCTGGACAATCCTAATACAAAAGAATCATTTGAATTAATATTCGGTAAAGAACAATATGATAAAATACAAAACGTATTAGCTCTAGGTGAACAAATACAACAAACAAGTTTTGGTGATGTATCTGCCTTTGTTAAACGTCGTGGTTTCTTAGGTGGTGTTAACGCCATTACAAATTTAGCTTTTGCTGGTTTCGTTGCTAATAATCCTTTTGGTAATGTTGGTCTCGTGTTAGCAGCAAGATATGGTATGAGTAAAATGGCTGACCCTAAATTTATGGATGGATTAACAAAAGTTATGAACCCTGAGTTGTCTGATTTAGCAAGACGTCAAGCTTTAATTAACACTGTTGCATTAGCTCCTGAGTTAGTTGCAGGCATGAATGAACCTAACGAAAATATACCAGCAGAATTACAAAACCTTGATCCAGGTAGTCCATATGATGTTATGAAATACATGATATTTATGGCAGATAACAATGTGTCTTACCCTGGTTCAGAAAACATGAATATTGCAATAGGTAATGACGGTAGAGCTGCAGGCGTAGAAATATCTAAGGTAGACAGTAAAAACGAATTTAGTATGGATGCTCAAGGCGTAGCAAGAGACATTGAAACTGTACAAGCAGAGACGGTAGGCGAAAATGTAACCGCGAACCGCGACCCTTTTCTTGACGTAGACTTTAATCAAGTGGTACAAGATACAGGAGTAGGATTAGGTATGGAAGCAGCAACAAAACAATTAACAGATGATCAACGAATAGCATTAGCTGGCGGCAATCTTGATCAAGCAATTGCTATGGGAAATAGGAGAGTATAATGCCACCACGTCAGAAAACAACATTTAAAAAAGGTCAAAAAAAAGGCACCACTACATATAAAGACTATAATCCTCAAAAAGAAAAAGCTAGTGCTCAACTAGAACGATTCATAAGGGATAATCAAGATTTAAAAAATCAAAGTGCAGGCATAAAATCTATTGTAACAGATATGCCTTCAAAATTTGCAGAGGGTTTTGATTTTGATGCAAATAATAATTTAGTTAATCCAACACCTGGTAAAAAAAGCAGATATTTTAGAAAAGATGGTTCTTTAAATGAAACAGGAAAATATATATTGGGAGTGTATAGTGACGAGCGACCTGAATATTCTAGACAATTAAATAGACTTAGAACTTCTTCACCTGAAATGGCGCAAGCTTATGCAGAACGTTTTCC